GGAGGTAGAGATACTTCTGAAAGACCATTTTTTGGTGATGGGCAATCACATACTGTATCTAATCAAAAAATAAGAACAGATAATACAGGGTCGATTGTAGAAGGAGATGCTCTATCAAGGTATACGTCTATTGTTAAAACAGATGATTCATATAATCAAGATCTTCATAATGTAGAGGTAGGATTTTCACCTTCCGACAATTTAGATTCTTTGATTATAAGTACTCTANGTTCAGACTTTACAATCGATGATTACATAGGTGATCCAAGAGATTTAACTTTAGATAGCTACACCGATCTTTTAGGTGTAGTNAANACAGCTCTAGCAGATGTTACCGAAAGNTATGATATAAAAGATTTTGTAAGATTAATCAAATTCTTTGANAATGTNATCTTTAAGATGATAAAAGATTTTGTACCTGCAAGATCTACCACAGATACAGGTATTATAATCAAACCGCATCTTTTAGATAAATCNAAAGCAAAATCGGTAATAGCTTCTGCAACACAACCGGAATATAGCGGTTCAATAGATACAGCTTTTATAAGCGGGTCTAACCCAGGTTCATACAAATCTTCTGCATCTGGCTCTTTAAGATTTGATAATCAACAAGCTAGAGATAGAGCTAATGCACTATTAGGAACACCAGGAGAAAGTTCAACTAGAAGGATTGGTGAATACATCAAAATAATTAAAACTCCTACTTCTAATATAGGTTTTAAAAGCTGGAAAGGATTCACCGATCACGGTCAAGACGAAGCAAAAATTGACGGGGAATTAGCATACAGTACAATATCTATTACAAACGGTGAATTAAATGATGAAAATAAACTTAAGCAGATAAAATATCCTGCTATAGATTATGATGTATTAGTATTTTTAAATCCTCCTGAAGGAATATGTTATGCAACAGATGATAATGAAGTTAAAGTCATAGGAGGATTTACAGGTCAAAATAACAAAGAAATACATATATACCCCGATTTATTTCCAATAGTAGGAGGCGGTGTAACATTTTATGGACCAGCAGATAACGAAGAAGATCTACAGTTCGACAGTGCAAATCAACCGGTTAACTTAAGCACTGCCAACGCAATACAGGGTAACGTACTTACAGTAGTTGCTGGAGATAATACTACATACCCTCAATATGAAGAATTTACAATTACTTCGTATAATCCTGCTATTCAATCTTCTAACCCTAATCTTAATTTACATCCTTCCTGTGCTAGCAAAAGAACGTTTAAAGTAGTAAGGTGCAGACTTCAAGTGACGACCGACACCTTTGCATCTCTTAGTTTGTATGCTGGTCAGACAGTAAATCTATTAAATATATTTGAAGGAACAGACATAAACACTGACTTCAGCATCCTAGTAAATAATGAACCAGTAGATAACCCTGAATCTTATACTATACAGGCAGGTGATACGTCTATTTCTATTGTAGATAATCAAGATAACACCTGTATAGCAACAAAACTTATAGACTCAGAAACTTGTGGACTTAATAGTCAAGATACAGCTACAACCTCGATAGACCCCGAGTTTGGCGGGTTAGTGTATAATGTTCCAACATTGTTTTACAATTACGATCCTCAACTGTATCAAACAGAATTTTGGGTAAAACTCTTTACCGAAGATGAACAAGAGTTTGATCCTCAAGATATAGAATACTACTTAGATGGTGGTCCATATCCATATACGTTAGATCCTCAAGGTCAAGGCGATACCTGGATAAACATACCTCAATCCTCAGTTCCTGCTACAAATAGAGTAGCTAGATTTCCAGTAACACGTCAAGGAGTATTATATGAATTGTTTGGAGCCTCAGTAGGGTTTCAATCTCAAGGGTCCCCTAACCTTTCAGAGGTAGCTAAAATCCAATTTAGAGCTACTCAATTTGAATTAGACTGTGTTAAAGTTATTCCCAATCTTAGTTCGTTACCTGCAGCTAGGATAGCGTTACCACCTGTAGTACGAGAAATAACATTAGGGTACGGAGATGTATGTATGGCTTGTGGTTATACAAAACGAAACGGGATTTTTTACTATAAAAGTACTGTAGATTATTCTCTATTTGAAATAGTAACAGGAGGGGTAAAACTATATAAAACCGAAAATGGTGCAGATAATGAAAATTTAAATGACCAGGTTGATGAACAGTATTACGGAGAAGGAGTCATACCAAGAGACATTGACGATCCAAAAAAAGCATACCGTTACTACAAAGTTTCAAAAAGTACGGATTCTCCTTGGGGTAATGACGGAGGCATTTACGTTCCATGCCATACTGAAAATCCCATAACGGTAAAATGCTTACAACTTTTCCAATCAGGATAGAATAAAAAACAGTAAAAGAATGACAGAAGCAGAATTTCTTTTTATACACGATAATGTAAACGGTAATATAAATGCCCCGGATACTATCAACATAAACATCAGAGAAGATGAAAATGATAGCCTTAGGGGTATTATAACTGGACTTACTGTTACTGTTAGTGATCACACTAATGAAGATCTTACAACAGTCTTACAACAGGCAGAAAAGATTGAATTAACATTAGAATACTTTGGCGGTCAAGGAACAATATCGGAGATTAATCAATCTACGATTACTTTAGATATTATATCTGCTGATAGAAGAAACGGATATACTGGTCTTTACCCGTACTTTTATTTTAGAGTTAACGAAACAACTATATACCCAATAAACGCTATTGGAGTAGATTATGTATTTATTCCTAAAAGATTAGCCAGTAGCTTTGATGTTAGTAACCCTCATCTTTCGACTGTTTCATTTACCCCGGTTTTATCTGAAGTAAAGTTTTTAAATGATGACTACAATCCTCTGATTTCTAATGCTTCTGAAAATAGAAAATCCGGGTATTTACAAGTAGCAGATAGAAATCAATTAACTGCTAATCCTTCGAATTTAGATAAAATATTGTCACAAACAGCTGAATTAGCTCAAATACCTGATAGTAATTATTCGGATACCGGAATTATAAACTCTAGATATGTTGGAAGTGTCACTACTGCACAAAACTATGGCGGAGTAGAACCAGCCCTTGTTGGTTCTTCCTTTAAAGGTTCTATATTTTCCAAGCAATTATCTTATGGTGAAATCACATCTTCTGCATTAGACGGAAATGCTGTAATACAAGATTTATTTCATACCGGCCCTACTAAATTACCTGAATTTAGAGTTGTTTCGTCTTCTTTAAGATTTACTACAAATCTCGGTACCAGTAATACAGCAGGTTACGCAGTTAGACCAGGAGCGATTACCGGGAGTTTAAATTTTGACGTCGGGACTATTTTAGAACTAGAAGACTTAGATCAAGCAGTACCTAACCGTGAACGTGTTCGTATTGCAAATAATAATACAACATCTAAAGTTTTTACTTTTGAAAGAGGATATGAAGGTAGTCAAAGAGAAGATGGTCTTACCACAGGTGATAAAATAGACCGTGTAGTATCAACCCGTATTTTTAAATTTGACGAAAGAGGAACAAGGCTGATAGCAGCAGATAATGCAAAAATATACATACCAGATAATAATTTGGTACTTGAGACAGATAGATTCGGAATCGTATACACAGGTTCAGTACAATCTTCTTAGTAAAACATAAAAATAATATATTTATATAAAACACTAATAAAGAAATGGGATATTTAGATAATTCGATTGTAACAGTAGATGCAATCTTAACCAAAAAAGGACGAGAGTTACTAGCAAGAGGTGACGGGTCTTTTAAAATTACACAATTTGCAGTTTCCGACGATGAGATTGATTATACACTCTATAATCCTACTCATCCCCTAGGTTCTCAATACTATGGAGAAGCTATAGAAAATATGCCTCTACTTGAAGCATTTCCAGATGAAACTCAATCCTTAAAGTATAAAATTACTACCCTGCCAAGAGGTACAGCTAAACTTCCTATTCTTGATATTGGATATTCTGCCATCAGACTTAAACAAGGAGCATCTCTTGCAATCACTCCTCAAACTCTTAACTATCTAGGTTCATCTCAAACTTTTGAAGCCGGAGGATATGTAGCAACTATTGCTGACGCTAGAGTACTAAATACATATAACGGTGTTGGTATCAACACAGAAGAAGCAGAAAGACTAAATTCCACTACAACTTTAGGTACTAACGTATCTAAAACAGTTGTAGGAACATCTATTAACCTTACAGCTACTACAGTAAATACTCTATTTGCCGGTCAATCTACCTTACAGACAACCATTACAGTAATTGGTAGAGATTCTGGAGCTAGAGTAACAGTGCCGGTAACTATTATAAAAGTAAACCAATAATAAGCTATGTCATTTAAAAGATTAGATCCAGAAGATATTTCAATAAGCGCTGAATCAGTAGTTGCTCCTTTATTCTCTAACGGTGCAAAATATTTAGAGAGCTTCCACACTTCATCAACTCAGGTAGCATCTTCTACTGGTAACTTTTACTACCAAGTTTACCACCAAAATCCCAATGTTGGCTCATCCGATGCAGATACAGCACAAATTCAATTTTCAACTGCTTTTGCTCATAAAAACGGTCTAGGTAGTGAAAATTATACAGCAGATCAATCAGGAAAATCTCCTTCTTCTACCATTTATGGACAGTATAGAAATTTAGTATTAGGTGATGAAGAAGAGGATGTAAAATTCGGAGGTGTTGCAACTGATTACTTTTATCCGATTTCTGTTAATCGAGCAAGATATAAAGAAAAACTACTCCCAGGAAGCTTTAACTTAAAATTAGTAAAAGGTTCTAAAACATTACACCTAACCGACAATAGTCAAGACGTAACCACAGTTTCTTTCTCAGATGCAGGTAGGGTTTACGAAATAATTAGCGGTTCTGATGGTAGTAAATGGGGTGGAGATATAAATGGGTATGCTTCTTCCGATCTCGGTAGCTACGGTAAATTTCTCCCAGATGTAGGTGTTATCCTTCTCAGCGGACCAGCTCTTGATGATTCCTCAGTAGGTTTAAACTTAGGAACAGACGATACTGCTAACACGGATGGAAATAATATTGCTAAGATTACCGATGCAATTGTCGCAGGTGCTAGTGGTTCTCTTCAAAGCGAAGAAACTATTTCTTCTAACTTTGTTTTTGTTCGAGTAAGAAATAGTGAATTTAATTATTCTACTAATCCATCCAATATTACAGGTTCAGGTGAACTACGACATGATGTTATGATTAACTCCCCACAGGCTTACATTACATCAGTTGGTCTTTATAACGACAGTAATGATTTACTTGCAATTGCAAAATTGTCTAGACCATTACTCAAAGATTTTACAAAAGAAGCTCTTATACGAATTAAGCTTGATTATTAATGAATGGGTGCCTTCAAAAAATTCAATACTCAAGATGTATATGTAAGTACGTATACTGCTCATAAAAACTGGATAGTTAGCGGTAGCCAATATTCGGATTACGGAGTATTGAATATTCCTGCCCATACCGGAAGCGGGGCGTACATACCAAATCCAATAAATATAAATAAAAGTTACGATAGAAGGCTAGCCTTTGAAAGTATAAGACACCTATATTATAGTTCTTTTACTGATAGTGAAATACTCACCAGTTCATCATTTGATAATTATCTTCAATCTTCTTTTAATGTAAGCGGTTCTAGACATTTAAATAATATTGCATCCGTTTATTCTTTACCAAAAGGTATTTTCGGTACAGCAATCAAGCCTAAATCTTTAGAGATAACACCAGACGGAGATTCTGAAGAATATGTGGTAGATGGATATGAAGATGATCATATAGAATCTATAGGGACCCTTTACAGTTCAACGACGGTATTTAACCCTAACGCATTAGGTGATCTATTAACTATAGACGATCTTGAACCAGGATTTTTAGAAACAATAGTAGATGATGGAGAAGGTAATTTATACCTTAAAAATAGAATAACAGGTGAACCTTTAGAGAAAAAAGTTGGAAATGTAATATACCCCCAAGGGCAGATTATTATAACAGATGATTTAATCGCAACATATTATAATAATTATATAGATGGTGAGATAAAATGGAAATCAACCCAACCTATTTATACATATAACTTCCACTGTAAGTTAAAGGAAAATGAATTTACACACACATTTAATCCTTCAGCTTTAAATGGAACAAATGGAGACGTAGCCGATAATGTTGCCGGAGAAGAATTTTCTCCGTATTTTACAACAATAGGTTTATATAACGACTCAAACGAATTAATTGCAATAGCAAAAGCAGGTCAACCGATACCAATACCAAAAGATACCGATATGACCGTAGTAGTTAAATTAGATATATAATGGCAAGAACTGATATTACTTTAAGAGCAGACAAAGGTTCTGCGCTTACTTTTGATGAGATGGATGTAAATTTTTCATCTTTCTTCTATAGTGCATCTGCACTAACAGTAGACGGTGCAAATAAACTTAGACTACATTATACCGGTTCCAGTGAACTTGCATCACCATTTAATACCTCTGATTATATTGAAGTTTTATTACCCACAGCCGAATCATCTGAAGTAAATGTTTCCGTACCTGGTTCAGATAGACAGGTTATATTTAACTCTAGTAACAGCTTTGGCGCCAGTTCAGCATTTATATTTACACAAGATACCGGAGAAGGCCCTAGATTAGGTGTAGGTTCTAACCCTAGCCAGACTTTAGATATTACAAGTACATATACCGGCGAACCTACTATTTTTAATCTTAATGCAAGTTCTACTACCTCTAATCAAAATGCTAAAGCTTTTATACAATTTAGACAAGGCGGTTCAACATTTGCACAATTAGGTAAAAGAAACACAGGTAATAACGATATTGACTTTTTTGTTAAAAATAAATTAAATTTAGGAATAAATGATTTTGGTTCACCTGAAGCTAGCAGTAAAAAGCTTAATATAAGTACAACCGGTGTGTCTATCGGTAACGGTATAGATGCTGCAGCATTATCTGAGTTAAGTGTTGAAGGAGATATTACGATTGGAAGTGCACTTCAAGTAGCTGATAGTAGTTATATTGGACCTAGTAATGTAAGCGGTAACCTACTTCCTTCTAATGCTACAACTACCGGTCTTTTAATTCAATCCCCTAAAGGAACGAATGGAGGGAATGTAATTATAGGTATAAATACAGATAGTAACAGAGACGAATCTTTCTCTGTAGTTAAAGGTATTGCAGGTTCATATTCATCAGAGATATCACCAATAGCTACTTTCAAAGCAGACGGTAAAATCGGATTCAATCAACGTAATCCTAAAGAAATACTACATGTTGAAGGTAATATAACCGGCTCAGGTAATATTCAGATAGAAGGTTCGGCTACAGTTAAAACTATTTCAGAACTTGCTTCTTTAACGACAGATTGGGTAGGTTCAAATACAGAATATGCTCAAACACTTGTAAAATCTTCTACCGGACTGGTACAGTATATGGATGCTGCACCTGTACCAAAAGGTGGTATTATAATGTGGTCAGGAGCTGTAGATAACGTACCTAAAGGATGGAGATTGTGTGATGGTAGTCCAGAAGAGAATGGAATACCAATACCTGATTTAAGAAATAAATTTATTGTAGCTGCTAACAATACAACCGGTACTGCAACAACTAATATTGAGGGTACTAACAAGACTATAGGCGGTTCTAACACACATAATCATGGAGGTAACACAGGCAATACTACCTTATCTCTTGATCAAATACCTTCTCACGATCACGTTGATGATAGTTTCTGCAGCGGAGCAGCGAAACATCTTGGAATGGCTTACTGCAGTAATAACCAGTTTTCTGGTGTTGGAGATACAGATGCTGAAGGTGGTGACCACGGTGTAGGATCAAATACCCCAGAGCTTATTATCCATTTTAATACCATATCCTGCTTAAACAAAACCAACATAAAAGCAGAAGGAGGTGGTGAAAGTCACAACCACAGTATTAGCTCAGCTAATAACATACCGAATTATTACGCACTAGCATTTATAATCTATGTAGGAGTAGCATAATGAAAAAATTAAAAAGATATTTATATAAAACACAGTAAAAGATGTCCATATTCACCAATTCAGATCTAACTTATATAATCGAAAAAGGTCAAGGCTTATCTGGTACTGAATTCGATAATAACTTTCGAGTAGTATATTATTCGGCATCTTTACAAAATGACGGACAGACCTTACGCCTTCATAGAGACATAAACGATGATGTAAGAAATGCTGCAACTGTTTTAGATGATCCGACTACTTCGGAATTTGACTTTTACACTCTACCGGCAGGTGTTACCGATTATGATGATATATCTCTACCGGCAGCCGGAGGAAGCGGTATCTCTATTTTAGGTAATGAAGATCATAGAATACTAACTGCTACCGGTAATAGTAGCGAAATCCAAGGAGAAAGCGGGCTTAAATTTAACGGTTCTAAAATTATACTTACCGGTAGTATAGATATGACAACCGGCAATACTGACCGAAATATCTTTATAGGGGAAGAAGCAGGAGAAAATGCAACGACTTCCTGCACTATAAATTTAGGATTTCAAGCAGGTAAAGCTTTAACAGGTAATCGAAATACAGTTTTAGGTGCTGAAACTCTAGTTAATGCTGGAGCTTCTTCTAGAACTACCGCAGTAGGGCATTGCGTGCTTGGAAGTATAACATCAGGTAATTTCAATACAGCTATTGGGGCAGAAGCAGGATGCTGTGTAACATCTGGCAACTCTAATGTATTAATTGGATATGCAGCAGGACCATCAGCAGGTGGTGGTATATCAAATAAACTATATATCAACAACGCAGCCGGTACTCCTCTAATTTATGGAGACTTTTCAACCGGACATGTAGAAATCAAAACAGCAGTTTCAGCATCATACTTCTCGGGAAGTTTTTACGGAGATGGTTCTAATTTAACCGGCCTCAATGTATCAGCTTTTCCTTACAACGGAGATGCGGTAATAACCGGTTCTCTCACTGTATCTGGTTCTTCTGTTACGGTTGATCTAACTGATACTGTAGCTATCTCTGGGTCGATATTTTCCGGTTCATTTGTAGGGGATGGAAGCGGTTTAACCGGAGTATCTGGAGAAGGATTTCCATACACAGGATCTGCTAGAATCACAGGAAGCTTAAATGTAATCGGCCCTGTAGATTTTCAAGGTAAAACAAACGTTACCGGCTCATTTGAAGTTTCAGGTTCTACACCAACTATCAGTCTTAAAGGTGTAACCACAATCGATAACGGAATTAAGATTCATCGTCCGAACGCTTTTAGTATCGGTATTGGTGCTACATCTTTAGGCAGTAACACCGGAGGATATAATGTTGCATTAGGTTATCTTGCAGGATGTGAAACAGGTACATGCACACAATTTACAGCAATAGGAGCGTATGCTGGTAGAAAAGCAGGTACTTCAGCAGTAGCTGTAGGTGCTTATTCATTAGGTAAAGTAACCGGTAATTCAAATACAGCTATAGGTTACCAATCAATAAGCGGCACCGGTACAGGACAACAAAACTCAGCTTTAGGATACCAATCCCTATATACTTTATCAAATGGTAATTTTAATACCGGGATAGGGTACCATGCAAGTCAATGTATAACCACAGGTAATAGTAATACATCAATCGGTCAAAGCTCCCTTAGGACAATGGGCACTGGTAATTTTAACACTGCATTAGGTTCTTTAGCCGGATGTAAAACAGTAGGAGGAAATTCTAACGTATATATTGGGTATAAAGCAGGACCTTCCACAACCAATACCACCGAATCAAATAAACTTTATATAAACAACAACGAAGGTAATCCTTTAATAAAAGGAGACTTTGCAGCTAAAACTTTAACTTTTAGCGGTTCGTTAAATGTAAGTCAATCTATTACTGCAGATTCTTTTGTAGGAGATGGTAGCGGTTTAACCAATGTAACAGCTGAATGGGATGGTTCACTTAACGGTGATGCATCTATTACAGGTTCATTAACAGTATCAGGATCTACAGCAGTTGTGGACTTTACAGATGTTGCTGCTATATCAGGTTCTACATTCTCAGGAAGCTTTGTAGGAGATGGATCTGGTTTAACCGGATTAACCGGAATAGAATGGGACGGAAGTAGGGATGGAGATTCAAATATCACCGGTTCATTAATAGTATCAGGTGCTCTAGATGTAGGTGGTACCGTTACTATTGCTTCAGGTAGTTATCCAGGCGGACCAGGAGTAGAACTTATTCAAGTTAACGCTACAGGGTTTTCAACCAATACGAACCTATACACGTTTGCAATTGATGCTTCAAATGGGTATACCGGTTTTAAAGCTGATTATGCTTTAACAGATACATCAGAAGCAAGTAAAAAAGTTGGTACGGTATTAGGAAGCTGGGATAGAGCTGGTAATTCAGTAGTTAACGAAGAACATACTTTAACCTCTGGAGATGCAATAACTACATCATTTACAGTTGATGCAAGCTCAACAACAGAAGCTATCTTTAAAGTAAATGTTACGTCTGGAACTTTTGAAATCAACGCATTAATAACCGCTTTTAAGAGAGTAGTATAATATAAAAGATTATGGCTAACGAACACGTAATAAATAACAATCTCATAATTAGTGGAAGTGTTACTTCCTCTGTTGGTTTTGCCGGTGATGGATCTGGATTGACAAACATCACAGCAGAAGCTGAATGGGACGGTTCTAGAAACGGTGATGCTGAAATCACCGGATCGTTCATAGTATCTGGTTCAGGAGCTAATGTAGATTTTACAAATGCCGAAGCCGGTGTTAGCGGTTCGTTTAGCGGTTCATTCGAAGGAGATGGTAGCGGTCTAACAGGACTATCTTTAGATGGTTCTACAATTCAAAACGGAGAATTTTCAGGTTCATTTTCCGGAAGCTTTGAAGGAGATGGTAGCGGTTTAACAGGCTTAAATAACTTTCCATTTACCGGCGATGCCGTAATATCCGGCTCTTTAACAGTATCTGGTTCAAATGTAGATCTAACAGACTCAACCGGTGTTAGCGGGTCATTCTCTGGTTCTTTTGTAGGAGATGGTAGCGGTTTAACAAACATACCAGCCACTGAATGGGACGGTAGCAGAGACGGTGATGCTTCAATTACAGGCTCACTTGTAGTATCCGGTTCAGGTATAACAGTAGATCTAAAAGGTGATACCACCATAGATGAAAGTATATTAATTTCTAATAGAGGAGATGAGTGCTCTATAAACATAGGAAGATATAACTTACCAGAAACAACAAGAACTAGAAGAGCTATAGCAATCGGAAGTAACTCCGGTATGGGACTTGTTTCTGGTTCAGATAATATTTTTATAGGGTATTTTACAGGACGTTGTGCAGTTAAAACTTACGGAGATATAGGAATTGGATTTAGTGCATTAAATGCAAGTACCGGGTTAGATGACGGTGGTAGTATATTTTGTACTTTTAATACCGCTATTGGACACTCAGCATTAGCTGCTAATACAGAAGGTCAATGTAACACAGCAGTTGGAGGTAAAAGCTTATTGAGAAACACTACCGGTCAATGTAATACTGCATTAGGATTCGAAGCCGGGTGTAACATTACAACTGGTGATAAAAACGTAACTATAGGGATGCATTCTAGTCTCTGTATAACCACAGAAAGCAACAACACAATAATAGGTAACTGCTCTGGATACAGACTACAAAGCTCTGATAACGTATCGGTCGGTAAAGATGCCTTACGAGGACCCGGAAATATCACAGGTGGTAGTAACACAGCCATAGGTGCAAATGCCGGAGAATGTTTAACCGGAGCATCTACAGGAAACGTATATATAGGTAAATCAGCAGGACCTGCCACAGGAACTACTGAATCTAACAAACTTTATATAAACAACTCTTCTGGCACTCCTCTTATAAAAGGAGACTTTTCAACTTTAGAAGTTGAGTTTGCCGGTGGTGTAACAGGATCATTTAGCGGTAGTTTTTCCGGTGACGGTTCAAGCTTAACAGGCATTACATCAGATCCTTCCGATGCATATAAAATATATCAAATAGGAGATGGAGCTAATTCTATTGTTCCCGTTACAGGGAGTAATAAATCTTCAGCTGCTTTCTCAACAGTTTTAGGGGGAACTCAAAACACAGCCTCAGCTGCCTGTTCAGTCATAGTAGGAGGTGAATCAAATTGTATAACCGGTATCTACTCTTCAGTTATTGGAGGTTTAACAAACTGCGTTACAGGCAATTACTCTGCCGCCGGAGGTAGCGGTTCAATTGCATCAGGAGATTATGCTTTTGCTTATGGAGGACCAGAAACAAATCCAGCCGGTATTTTAGGTAATACTTCTGCCGTAGGAGATTGGTCTGTAGCATTTGGATTTGCTACTTGTGCTTCTGGTTCTGATTCTCTAGCAGTTGGACATTATTCACAAGCTGCCGGACACGGTTCTGTAGCTATTGGATGGAAAGCATATGCCGGTATAATAGGTGCAAGTGATGAATCCTATCGAGGAAATACAGCCATAGGGTGTTGTGTATTTGCCTCAGGAAGTACTTCTGTAGCATTTGGTTCTACTAACTATGCGATAGGTAACTGCTCTAATGTTTTAGGTGGGTACAATAACCAAGCATGTGCAACCTGGTCTACTATAGTAGGAGGAATTACTAATAGAATTATAGCAGGTGCCAATAATGGTTTTATTGGTGGAGGGTCTGCTAATTGTATATGTAGCACAGGTTGGTGCAGTGCAATAGTAGGAGGACATGATAACTGTATTCTTGAAGATGATAGTTTCATAGGAGGAGGCCATGGAAATACAATTGCAACATCTGCAAATGGACAAGGATGGTCTACTATAGGCGGTGGCCAATTTAACTGCACCGGATGTGGCGGTGCTACAGTAGCAGGAGGTGCACAAAACGATTCTATAGGTTGTTTATCCTTTATCGGAGGAGGTTTCTGCAACCATGCCAATGCCTGTTATGGAGTGATAGGAGGAGGATGTAAGAACAATATTTCTTCTTTAGTATGTAGAGCTTCTATTTTGGGCGGTTCACAAAACACCGTATCAGGAAGTTACTCTTCAGTATTAGGTGGTGATAGTAACTGTGTAACTGGAGCATGTTCATCTATATTAGGTGGTGTATCTAACACATTAACACATACTAAATCCTTTATTATAGGATCTAACTTAACATCTACACAAAACTGTACCACATTTGTAAACAGTCTATCAGCAGCTTCAGCTGTAACAGCTTCTTATTTTAAAGGAGATGGTAGTGCATTAACAGGTGTAACCGGAGAGTGGGATGGTTCTTTTGAAGGAGATTCATCGATTACAGGTTCCTTAACAATCTCAGGAAGTGCTTCTTCTACATCATATACTGTAGAAAGTGGATTTGTAGTTCTTTCACAAGTATCTGCAAGTCTTAATTTTGAAGACGATACTGCAGCAGCAGCCGGAGGTGTACCTCTAGGAGGGTTATATAGAAGTGGTAACTTTATAGTAATAAGATTGACATAAAATATTTATATAAGACATGGCATTACATCTCTCAGGTTCGATTTCACTAACAGGCTCTTTAACTGCAGGAACCTCTCATACTAATTCCGGTACATTATCTTCTATAGCAGGAGGTAACAGCAATACAGTTTCAGGTAACTGTTCTTTTATTGGAGCAGGACAAGCAAATGAAATAGCAGGAGGATATGCAGTCGTAGCTGGAGGAAGATGTAACAAAGCATATGAAACTTTTTCCTTTGTAGGTGCAGGATGTTTAAATAGCAATTGCGGTGAAGATGCTGCTATTACTGCAGGATATAATAACTGTATACAAACAACTGCCAATTGTAGTTTTATAGGTGGAGGAAGTTCGAACATAATTTCATCTGCAGATACACACTCTTCAATAGTAGGAGGTTTTTCTAACTCAACAACTTTTCCTCTTTCTTTTGTAGCAGGAGGTCAAAAAAACCAAGCTAATAATCAACACGTTTTTATAGGAGGAGGATCTTACAATACAGGTTCAAGTGAATTTAATATAATAGTTGGTGGTACATTCAACAAAGCATCTGGTGTAAGAGCTATTATTGTGGGAGGATACAATAACTGTACTACTGATGTAGATTCTATAATAGTAGGTGGGTTATTAAACTGCGTATCCGGTGAAAAATCATCAATTATTAACGGAATTCAGAATACAGTTTCAGGGGGATGTTCTTCATTAGGAGGAGGACAGCTAAATACAAATGCAGGTGATTTTAGTTTTATAGGAGGAGGTTGTGATAATGAATTATTAAGTAGTTGTAGCTCAATCGTAGGAGGTTCACTTAACCATATTAGCGGTTCTACTGCTCAAAATTTTAGCTTTATTGGAGGTGGATATCAAAACCAAGTATACCAAGGATGCGCAGTAATCGTTGGTGGAGCTAATAACACTAACTGTGGTTTATATGGAACTATAGGAGGAGGCTCAGGAAATAATAACCTCAGTCAAGGAGGAACTATTGCTGGGGGATATTATAATAAAGTAGATGGATTATATACAACTGTAGGCGGTGGCTATTTTAACTCAGCCTCAGCAGATTTTTCTTTAGTAGCAGGTGGTATTCTAAACACAGCCTCAGCAGCATGTTCAGGTATTTTAGGTGGTAAATGTAATTATGCTTGTGAAACAGAATCTTTTATAATAGGATCTAATTTAACATCAGATAAAGCTTGTTATACCTTCATGAACAACTTAGATGTAGAAGGAACAGTTTCAGCTTCTATATTTAGTGGTTCGTTTGTCGGAGACGGTAGTAGTTTAACAGGCATCGGCGGTAGCGGGACTGTTGATACATCCGGGACTCCTTCTGGTAGTAGATTAGCAATATTTACCGATTCAGATACAATTACAGGTTATGATGGGCTTACCTGGGATAATTCTTTTGATGCTTCTAAGTTAACTATTTCAGGATATTTTGTACCGGATATAATAATAGGTGAAGGTGTTATTTCAGCTTCTATATTTAGCGGTTCATTCGTTGGGGATGGTAGCGGCTTGACAGGTATTTCTGGTGGCGGTGGAGGAGGAGACTACTCTCCTTTCTTAACTAGTTCTAACGGAACCGGTATATATCCTGCAACAGGAAGCCACTGTACAACCTTAGGAAACTTTACAACTATAGCCGGTGGTAATAACAACACAGCCTCAGCATGCCAAGGTTTTATAGGAGGTGGATGTAGCAATGCAATAAATAATACCAATGCATGGTCTTCTTTTATAGGAAGCGGAGAAGATAACATTATTGGGAATGCTTATGGCTTTATTGGCGGTGGTGAACGTAACGAAATAAGTACTACATCTGGGGGTGTATTTATTGGCGGTGGTGAAGAAAACTGTGCAGGGTATTTACAAAGTGTTATAGTTGGTGGATACCGTAACTGTACTTACGGGGCACAGTCCTTTATAGGTGCAGGTCAAAATAATAATGTAGGTACACAAACGGGATTTTGTGCTGCTAACTGGTCAGCTATTGTAGGAGGAAGTTACAATACAATCATCGGAGGAATAGGAAATTGTAGCTTTATCGGAGCAGGTAACTTCAACTGCATTTCGGCCTCAAATGCTAGTATCGTAAGTGGACAACAAAATTCAATATCAGGTTCATATACTTTTATAGGGGGTGGCCGTAGCAATAATATAGGTAGTCTATCGACAGGTTCAGCTATTTTAGGTGGGCGTAGTAACACCGTTAATCATCACGATTCATTTGTTGTTGGTTCGTGCTTAACAACCACTGCAAAATGTACAACTTACGTTAATAACTTTTATGCCTCAGGTTCGATAGGAAGCAGCAATGTTGTTATTCTTGCTAATCTGCCAACAGCTAACCCTAACAATTTAGGACAATTATGGGTAGATACAACAGCAGGATGTGTGCTTAAGGTATCTCAAGGATAAAAATATAAATTATGGTTACATTACCATCCTGGTGGTATGAAGGAAAGATTGTAACAGAGATATCCGACATGCCCGACAACACTTACGGCTTTATTTATGAAGTAACTCATAAACCTACCGGTAGAAAATACATTGGTAAAAAAGTTTTGTTTTTTGAACGGAACGTAAAAATCGGTAAAAAAGAAGCAGAAATCTTAAGAGAAGAAAGAAAAGCTCAAGGAATAGGCGGTAGAATACCGACTAAAAAACTTGTTAGAAAAGAATCTGACTGGAAAGATTATTACGGTTCACATAAAGATATATTACAAATAGTAAAAGCCGGCAACCAGTTTGAATTTGACAGAAAAATTCTTACCTTCGTACCAAACAAAAAGCTTTTAACATACTACGAGTGTAAGTATCTATTTATAAATGAAGTATTAGAAGATAGAAATAATTATATCAACGACAATATTTTAGGTAAGTTTTATAAAAAAGACTTTATAAATGATCAAAATTAAAGATCTTATTGATATTCCATCGTTAAACTACCATGTAGAACATGGACTCACTTTACATGAGAATGTCTACCGTTATTCTAGCGAGAAATTTATAGCTTTATTTAAAGAAGCTAGAGAAGCTCTTAGAGACGGTAAAATACAACTCAACGAAGAAGACTTAGAATTATTAGAATCCACCGACATAGGAGAGTATGGTCTATACGAAGGAGAAAAAGTACCTCTAGATCTACCGACAGTCGATGAAGCAGAATATAAAGGTAAAGATGTTCCGTTAAATAAACCTAAAAGAGGTGGACCTAAAAAGTTTGTAGTTTATACTAAAAACGATAAAGGAAACGTAGTAAAAGTTAATTTTGGTGGCACAACAGGATTAAACGTAAAAATAGATGAGCCTGGAGCTAGAGCTTCATTTGCCGCTCGTCATAAATGTGCTCAGAAAAAAGACAAGACAAAACCAGGGTACTGGGCTTGTAATATTGGACGTTATTGGAAATCATTAGGTGGAAAAAGAAACTTTTCAGGATATTGGTAGACCTTATACCGAAGAAGGAGAGATAAGAACTTTCTCAGAAAATACGCAAAAAAAAGATTTAGTCTGGCATAGAGACCGGGAAGATCGTATAATTGAACCTCTACATGAGACGGATTGGAAGTTTCAATTTGATAACGAAGTACCTATAGAACTAACTAGACTATTTATAGAAAAGGATACCTATCATCGATTAATTAAAGGTTCCGGTGAATTAAAACTTAAAGTAATAAAATTATGAAATGCGATTGTAAAGTATGTAACTGCGGTACAACGTGTGATTGTGAATGCTGTAACTGTAATTAAAAATGGCAAAAAAAGGAGTTTTCGGAACAGGTGGTGCGTTAGATAAACCGGCTAAAAAAAGACCGGGTATTCATGCTAAAACTAAAACATCAAAGCTAAAGAGTAGTAGAAACTATAAAAAAGCATATAAAGGACAAGGAAGATGAAATTAAAAGATATCATATTAAGTGAGATAAGCGTTTCAGGAGAAATGAAAAAAGTAGATACTATAGTTGGTGCTGTATCTAAAGCTATTTCTGAAAAATATGATATACCTAACGACGGTTTACTTCAAGGAACTATTAGGGTAGCTGTAGCCGGCATATTATCAGACCTAGATGAAGGTGTTAACGATAATATAGGTAAGGTTAACATTTCTTATACCAACTATGCAAAATTCTACAAAATGCAAGTTGATGGAGAAAGGTTATTTTATGATGAAGCCAACGAAATGATCAAAGGACTTACAGGCTTAGAACTTCCAGAAAGAGCTTACTATCATTCAGAAGACGTAATAAAGGTACTAAATGCCTTAAGAGATAAGGGTATTGAGGCTGATTCTTACGAGATGGATGTAGATTAGTTGGCAATTCCAAATATTTTTCGTATATTATAGATAATAGTTACGGACTAACGTATGGATTATACATTCCTACTTGGCTCTATAGAGAATATTTTAGGTAAATCTCATAAAAGAGCCAGAGAAAATTATGCTTTCCACTGCCCTTTCTGCAATCACAGAAAGCCAAAGTTGGAAATCAATATGGCAACTAACGAACAAGGTCAAAATCCTTGGGAGTGTTGGGTATGTCAAACTAGAGGACGTACAATTAGATCTTTACTTAAACAGTTAAAAACTCCTAGAGATCAAGCAGCTGAAATATTAAAATACTTACCGAAAGGTTCACAAATAGAGTATAAACAGCTATCTATAATAGAACTACCGAAAGAATATCAACCATTATATTCCGCTTCCACTACTTCAGTTATTGCTAATTTAGTTAAAAAATACCTATATGATAGAGGCCTTTCCGACAATGATTTTATTAAATATGGTATTGGATACTGCACAAGTGGAGAGTATGGAGGACGAGTTATTATCCCAAGCTATTCTGCATCCAATCAGCTCAATTATTTTATTGCAAGAAGTTATGATGGCAACTACTTTAAATACAAAAACCCTGAAGCTTCCAAAGACATAATTTTCTTTGAAAACCTTATTAATTGGTCCCAGCCTATTATTTTATGCGAAGGAGCATTCGATGCAATAGCTATTAAAAGAAATGCTATACCGATTCTTGGTAAAAATATATCTCAATCACTTTATAAAAGAATATTAACATCCCCTCTAACAGATATCTATATAGCTTTAGATGCAGACGCTCAAGATAGAGCCTTAGAGATAGCAGAAAAGTTTTTAAATCAAGGTAAAAAAGTCTTCCTGGTGGACATGAAAGACAAAGATCCGTCAGACATGGGGTTCAAGACATTTACCACACATATACAATCAGCAGAAGAGTTAGACTTGTCTGGTCTAATGCTGCACAAACTAGACCTATGATTAAACAAGGTATGAATATTCTCGAACAAAACGAGAAGAAAAGACTTGAATTTAAACCACAATTACAGCAAATTAATTTCCTGGATAGGAGAGTTTATAAAAGATCGGAAGGAGTATACTATCCGTCCGTAACCACCATACTCCAGTATATGCCCAAGAATAAGTTTTTCGAGTCTTGGCTCAAAGACGTTGGGCATAACGCCGATCTTATTATGAGACGTGCCGGTAAAGAAGGTACACAAGTACATGAAGCTGCAGAAAAGTTAGTTTTAGGAGAAGAAGTAAGCTGGATGGATGACTACGGTAATGCTAAATATTCTCAACTTGTATGGGAAATGATTCTCAAGTTTTATGAATTTTGGACAACATACAAACCTGAGCTAATCTCTACAGAAGATTTTGTATTTTCAGACGAACATAAGTATGCTGGTACTGCTGATTTGGTTGTAAAAATGGATGGAGAGACCTGGTTGCTTGATTTAAAGACATCCAATAGCTTACATAAATCTTACGACCTTCAGCTAGCATCTTATGCAAAAGCTTTAGAAGAATCTAAAGGTATTAAAATAGATAGAACAGGTATCATATGGTTGAAAGCCAACACCAGAGGACCTTCTAAAAAAGATGGAGTTTATCAAGGAAAAGGATGGCAAATCAAAGTTGTAGATGAGATTGATAAAAACTTTGAATTATTTAAGATGATATACAAATTGTATGCATTAGAGAACCCAACAGTTGAACCTATTTATAATAGTTACCCGACAACTCTAAAACTATGAAAAAAGCTTGGATAATTGCGTTTTTTTTCTTATCT